CTAGAGACTTACTATGGTGTTCCAGGTGAGAACGATCTGGGTGCTGTGATGATGATGAAAGAAAGATTTTTGACAAGGCTTTCTGAGCGTAAGGAAAACGTAATGAGTAATGTTCGACCCGACAATCCTAGTATGGCAAGTCAGAACGCCGTGTACTTTGAACAGATTAAAAGAATTGTTGATTACGAGCTAGCTATAGACGCTAGTTTAAATACTTTCTATTCACTCACTCAAGATGCGTACCTGACAAGTGAGTTCCTTCAGAATGCTCAGAAAACAATCTTTAACAGACTTGTAAAGACAAATACAGATCCATCAATTAGTCGTAGTCAGCTGTATAAACAGTCTATTGAAGAGGTTGAGCGCAAACACCCCTCCCATGTTGAAGGCTTGAAGGGTAAACTTGCAAGAATGAATGATACTCTTGAAGAAGGTCGTATTATTTCAAATAGCTATGGGGAAAGATTGAGGCAAACAGGAGATCCTATGAGAGAGAATGTTACGAATGAAGTAAATGGATCTATCAGTGAGCTTACAGAACAAATGAACTCAGCACTTCAACAGCCTGGTTTGAATTCATACTACGAAGTTCTTGAGTCAGAAAACCAAATGCACACTTATCTCTCACGCATTAAAACTCTTCTTGAAGATATAGATGATGTGCCTGGACTTTCTAAATCTGTACAAGGACGTGCCGCCAAAGAGACGAATAGATTTTATGTCTCTGAGATTCAATCTGATTTTGTTCAAATATCTGATCCAAAAGGACCTTCTATGAAGCAGGGATCAAATGCATTTGAAAATTCACACAATACGGCTTCTGTGTATTCAACAGATAGGCTTACAAAAAAAGGTGCCGATCCAACACTCGATTCATTTGCTAAAAACTGGAGAGTAAAAACAATTCAGCAAGCTGTATTGCAGGGCAGGAAGGCTGGGAAGACTGAAATACTTTTTCCTACCTATAAAACAGCAGATAAAATTCAGGCATGGGGTGGGAGTAAGGACACAGGTGTTGTCGGATCAGGAAATAGAATTACCTATCAGAGTATGGATAAGCATATCCAAAAGGCTACTGGTATCAAGCCAAGTAAAGTTACCGACGATAAAGGCAACGAGTGGTGGATGATTAAAGTTGACCCAGATCAGAAGTATGAGTTCCCAGACTTCAGGTTCGGTGGCAAGATCCGCTTGAGGAAAAAGTGATATATTTGCGTTATGGCTACAATGACCGTAACGATCCAGGAAGAGCTCACAATTAACGGCAAGGATAGAGGCAACACCAATAGCATTTCTATTGCATCTGTTACTGAGACTTTTAATAGAGTTCTGACAATCACAAACACAGAACAAACAGTTTTGGAATTTCAGGCAACGAACCCTGCGGGTGGCTCGTTGGTTGACACTACCATGCAGTATTTGAGAATTACAAACCTAGATGCATCCAACACTGTTGATCTTCGCATCCAGGATACGGGAAACACCAAGGAGTACTTTGTGCAGCTTGGGGGTTCTGAGTCGTTTATCCTGTTCAACGACAAGATAGACTGTGACTCAGCGGCTGTAGGCACAACGATCTCTCTTTCTCAAATTGAGAAGATCTCAGCAGACTGCACTGGAACAGGTGGAGAAACTGCAGACATTGAACTATTCGCAGTAGCAACATAACATCATGAAATTAAGATACAAGCAAGGAGGAAAGCATGAGGCCGATGGGGGAATTGACCCCACTAAGCTGTCACCTCAAGCCCTAAATAGATACACGCGACAGCTTCAGGCTGAGCTCAATGCTGCAAATAACAGTAGATATGTTTCATTAGAACAAAAAGAGGCAGATATTGCTAGCATCACGAAGAAGCTGAATGCCGCAAAAGCTGCTGCCCCGAAGAAGCCTGGTGTCAGTTCTCTCTTGTCAAAACTCAGCAAGGCGCCTAGCGGAGCGTAAGGGTTGAACAAGTTCTACTTCAACCCTCGGCGCAAGCAAAAGGACTCTGGAGTAGAGAATGAAAAAAGACGTTTAAACAATGAAGCTGTCAAAAAATCTGTCACTCGCCGAGGTAACAAAAAGCACCACGGCAAGGAGACTGGGAATAAATAATACACCTGATGATGAATGGGTTATTGAAAATCTTCGAGCGATTGCAGAACATGTATTTCAACCTCTTAGGGAAGCTTTCGGGTGCCCTATATACGTGTCGTCAGGCTATCGTGGACCTGAGCTCAACCGTGCTATCGGTGGCTCGAAGCGCAGTCAACACATGGAAGGGCGAGCGCTTGATCTTGACGCAGACGTGTTCGGAGGTTGTACAAACAGTGAGATCTTCAACTGGATTCGCGAAAATGTCGAGTTTGATCAGATGGTGTGGGAATTTGGTGATTCAAGTAATCCTGATTGGGTTCACGTCAGTTATGTTCGTGATGGCGTTAATCGTAAAAGGTGCCTCAAAGCTTGTCGTGATGATGAGGGAAAGACGTACTACGAAGTAATGTTTAAATCCCTCTGATATGCTTGGACTTGGATCTTCTTTAATTTGTGATGAGGGCACTTTAGCTAATGAGCTTCTTGACACATTCCCTGGGGCTGAAGCAGCTTACTCCCTAAGAAATCTTAATAGTGATTATAGTGGTGCGGCTGTCGCTATAACACCTGAGAGCGGTGTTATAGGGATGATCCTTGCGGGCGGAGAGCTAGGGTATAATGGTGGCATGAAAAGAGTCCCGCCTCAGGCTCTTTCTTCTACTGAAACTGGAAGGTTTTCTTGCGAGGTCTATTTCGATGCCCAGGCACTGCCTGATGGATCAACCCAGAGGTGGACAATAAGATATGGATATACCACTTCATCAAATCAAGGGTTTACACAAAATGTAAATCTTGCAAACAGACAGTGGACCAAAGTTCAGTTTTCTTCAGTAAGTGTTGATTCACAGCAAATTGAATTCTACCCAAATGATAGCAGCTATATACCGATAGCTGGTGATCAAATCTTTATGAGAGACATACGGGGCGAAGGCTCTAGCTTTTCGGTAGACTATGACACATCAAACTGGCAACTAATTAGCGGGGGTGCGCAGGGGACAATAGTTAATGCGTTTGATGTTGGCTTTGACTCAAATGGGGCCCTTGAGCAGAATGCTGTTACTACGTTTGGGAAGTCGGCTGCTGATGCACTCGTGCTTAATGTTACTGGTGCCTACGGTGATTCAGACGCTCTTGTAGGCGTAAATAAAACTTACAGTGAAGTCACCAATGCTGGCACAGGGACTCTTACTTTCGATGTATACGCCGATTGCGATTCAATAACTGGTAGTGTAGCTATCCACGCTGGTGTTGGAGAAGTACAAGCAGCTGTATCTGGGTCTCCTATAGCGCAGGGCAAGTGGGTGACGGTAACAAAAACTAACTCCACAACATCTAACCATGGAGCAATAGCCATATATGTCGGTGGTGATGGCAGCAGCACACTAAACCAACAGCTTGCTTCTGGCGACAAAATTTACATCAGGAACGTAAGGTTTGTTCATGACAACGGTGCTGGTACTGATCTTGACGCATTTAGCACTTTTACAGGTGGGGTGAGTGATTTTGCAGAGTATAATGATACGTCAGCCGTTTCGCTTTCTTATGCCACATCACCAACCATTGACCTGCATGTCCAGTCTTGGTATGATCAGAGTGGAAACTCAAATGACGCGACGCAGACTACAGCAGCAAACCAACCCAAGATTTATGACGGCCTTGACGGGTTGGTGACAGAGGGCGGAAAGTCTGCAATAGAGTTTGATGGTAGCAATGACAACTTGCCAGTCGGGACTGTTGATGTAAAAACAGCTTTTGCTGTTGCAGTCGCTGATGCGGCTTCAGGAAGTCACCCAATTTTCGGTGCGTCTTCGGGCTTAACTCAATTCATAAGAACTCAAGGTGATTATGATTTGTACAACAATTATGACACAATGAGCGTAAGCGGAAGTCCCGACCAAAATTCTTTGATATATGCGCTAATAAACGGTACTAATTCAGAACTTGCTGTGAACGGCGGAACGGCAGCTACAGGACAGCAAGCTAATGATGTATTTGGAAATTTTAGAATCGGTCAAGAAAGGGCGAGCTATTATGACGGAAAACAACAGGAAATTGTCATATACGCATCCGATAAATCCGATAATCGTACAGCGATTGAAAGGGACATCAACGACTACTACTCTATTTACTAATACGCCATGGAAGAAGAATTCGACGACATCAGCTTTTTGGATCAGGACAAACTCAAAAAGCAAGAAGAAAAGATTGAAAAGGGAGAGATCTCTTGCAACATTGACAATCCAGAGGATTGCGAGAGTTGTAGCGGTTAACCCTTTTCCAACCTCCTGTAAAAAGCCTGAATAAACATTCGGGCTTTTTGCGTTAGTGCATATCGCACCCTGTAGTTAAACTTGGTTTCTTCTCGAAACAAGTGGTCTTCGTAGGTGTCAGATGGGGTGAGCTTGTCGAAGTGTTTGTAGATATACCCCTCTTGCATGAGTGGGTAGACAATGCGCTCACCTATCTTCTTGGGGGAGTACCCAAAGTCCTCTGCGGCATACTGCAAAGTCCAAAACTCTAGGTCGTACGCCCATAGCAAAAAGTATATTTCTGTCTGAAAGAGAATACCTTTCTCCTTCTCCTTAACTAGCTCTCTACGAAGGTGTTTGAGGTAGTTTCTGTTTACGTATCTTTGGTTAAGTCGTGAGCTCTCGCGAAAGAGCTTCTTTTTAGAAACCTCACTTTTTGGCATTGAAATGGATTTAGATAGTTACAAAGATATGGAGAGAGAGGGCTTTTTGTTTGAGATTCAGAGAGTCGCCCTGCAGATTGAGGATTTGATTGACAAGTACGACGTTAGAGACGAAGTTATGTCTTTGATGATTATTGGGTTGGTTGATGAGATGCCTGAGGGCCACCAGCTAAAGGCTGTGTACGGGTACAACCTAAATAGTAGAGATGAGTTGGACGAATTGGTTACCTTTGCACAGGAGTCCTATAAGCCTGACGAACCAGACATCAATGATCTTTTAGATGGTTTGGGGATATCCCTGAACTAATGAGACTTTTACTACTCTTCCTGGTCATCAGCAGTAGCGCTACCGCTCAGCTGAGGTTTGACACAGGCATCTCCCACAGAGATAAGTACTGGGTGGGGACAGCGGCTACCCTAGGGGGCATGGCCCTGATCAACTATACTGATGGTCCTACAGAAGCTATTGGTGCTTTTTGGATGGCTGGCGGTGTGGCCAACCTAATGTCAGGGGAAATAGAATCCGAATATCTAGAATACTACCCCACGGACATGAAGTGGAAGCGAGAGATACTTCCTGTAACTTCTATGTTTCTTGCGGGGGCTTTGAATGGGGTGAACCAAGATCTTCTCTTTCATTACCATGAGTTTCAAAACACATTCCCCAATGCTAACCCAGACTTCTGGGACCCAAGCATTAGCTGGAGAAACAAGTATGAGAACGGAGACCCGCTCCAGGGTGAAGCCTTTCCAGGATCTAGCACTATATTTGTAGCAGCAACCGATGGTTATCACGCCACGGTAGCTGGAAGAAATTTAATGATAACTACAGCCATCTGCCTTTCCCCCAAAACCAAAGGATGGAAACCATTTGTGAAAAGGACGCTATTGTACTCTTTGAGCTATGGGCTTGGTTTTGAGCTGGTGTATGGCAAACTAATTAAATAATGGAAGGCGTTATTAGAAAGATCATCATCGGCAGAGACCCGAAGGATGCCATGGCTTATTACGTTGGGATGAGGGCTGGTAAGAACACCGTTAGCGCGATTGTCAACGATGAAGCCTTTTTGTATCGGCACGGAAAAAACCGATACCTCGTTTACCTAGAAGAAGATGACGGAAGTAATGTTCTGTGGAAGTCCATCGACGATATGCCGTGTATTATTGAATTTGACTTAAATTTTTAATTATGAGCGAAAAATCAAAAGGTCTTGGTGATACCGTAGAGAAGATTACCACAGCAACAGGGCTAAAACGCCTAGTAGAGCGCATGTCTAAGGACTGCGGCTGCGAAGAGCGAAAAGAGTACTTGAACGAGAAGTTTCCGTACAAAAAATGAGGTCCTTAAATATGTTTATCGTTGAGCTGGAAAAACCCATCAACGATACAATCTCTACCAAGAGCGGCGTTGAGCTGTATATCAATACAGATTACGAGGGTGGAGAGTTTAAGTACCGTGTAACTGACGGTCCAGTAATAGCCACCCCAGCTAAGTATAAGACACCAGTAAAGAAGGGGGACACCCTGTACTTTCACCATCTTGTCGTGATGCAGGGGGGTCAAAAGCTTACTGACATCGAAAACAGCTATTTCGTCAAGTTCGATCCAGAACATGCTGTAAACAACCAAGCTATTGCCTACAAGAACAAGAAAGGTAAGATTACCCCTCTTGATGGCTGGAGTCTTTTGGCGCCTATTGAGGAAGAGGAAGACGAAAACGGATTGATCGAGGTGGTTACTCTAAAGGAGGTTCTTCCCACAAAGGGGCGTGTTGCTTTTGACTCAAAGCACCTCAAAGAGGCTGGCATTAAAAAGGGTGACGTCGTATGCTTCAAGCAAAACAGAGACTACCGTATCAAAATTGATGGTGTGGAGTATTACCGCACCCGAATTGAAGACTTGATGTATGTCGAAGAAGAATTTCACAACGATTGAAGCTGCTGAGCGACTGATGCAGTCTATGGAGGTGGCTATCAATAATATGATCGACGAGGTTAAAAAACCTGTTGATCCAGAGGCTGGCGGTGCAGCTAGAAAGGCTGAGCTACAATCTATTAAGCAGACAGCCACCGATTGCAAGGAGTTGTTGATCGAAAGACAGCGACTAGAACAAATGATTAAAGACCTAAGAGACAATGGAGGAATTGAAGAAGCCAGGGACTACTCAGGAGGTTTTGCTGAAAGATTCTCTAAATGATTGGAAGAAAATAGTCTGGCAGTACAACAGGACTGATTACAAATTCTGGGAAGATTCTTGGAACGAAGAATTTGAGGACTGATGCCTTACAAAAATCCAGAGGATCAAAGAAAGGCTTCCGCAGCTCACTATGCAAAACATAAGGACCAGTACAAGTCTAGAGCTAAGCGCAGAAACAGAAATCAACGCAAGTGGGCAAGAGAGTTTATACGTAGAGTCAAGAACAAATTCTCATGCGTAGATTGTGGGGAGTCAAATCCAGTTGTCCTAGAGTTTGATCACGTTTGTGGTGATAAAATTCACAACATAGCCGACATGGTGAATCAGTCGTATGCTATAGACACGATAAAAAATGAAATTAGAAAGTGCGAGGTGCGATGTGCCAACTGCCACAGGAAAAAAACTTATGACCGAAGATCACAAAAAAACGTGTCCTAGGTGCAAAAAGGCCAAGGATGACTCCGAGTATTATGTCAGAAAGGACAGGTCTGGTAGGGCAAGCCTTAGTGGATTTTGTAAAAAGTGTACTTGCGAGGAGAGAATAGAACGAGGCAGAAAGTTTAAAGAAAAGTGCGTAGAGTATAAGGGGGGTTGTTGTGAAAGGTGCGGATACAATAGATCAAACCACGCTCTTGACTTTCACCATAGAGACCCTAATGAAAAAGACTTTGGCATTGGAAAACAAAGGAGGACAAGATTTGACGACCAAATCAAGGCCGAACTTGACAAGTGTATGATATTGTGCTCAAATTGCCACAGAGAAAAACACGCGGGCTTGTTCTAACATATCCGCGAGTATCTCCTCAAGCTTATACCTTGTAGAAAGAGTAACTGGTCACATGTGGGTTCAAGTCCCACCTCGCGGACTTTTCGTTATATTTGCGTTATGGCTAAGCTGAAGAAGCGTAACTACAAAAAAGAGTACGCCAAGTACGGAAAGGGCGGAAAGGCCAAAAAGTACAGGGCAGCACTTAATCGCATTGCTAGGCGTCTCGGCGTATATGGTAATAGAGACGGTCTCGATAATGCTCATGTAGGCACTTCGGACAGAACAACCCCACAGCCAGAATCTAAGAACAGGGCAAACAATAGACCTAAGCGGAGACGCAGCAGGTAATCGTATGCACCTGTAGCTCAACAGGATAGAGCAGCGCACTTCTAATGCGCAGGTTTCAGGTTCGAGTCCTGACAGGTGTACAATTTAATTCATGACTAACTTAATTGACATAGAAGAGTATGAACACCCAGCGATCGGCATTTGCCCCAACGGTACGCAAGGTGAAGCTATCGAACTTGGTGGGTTGGTCATTGTTCTTCCCTCTAAGCCGTCCAAGAAGAAAATTTTCGGACATGACAAGCCAAAGCACTTGCAAGTGTGGGAGAGGCAGCCTATGCCTCCAGAGCTGTCTAGGATTAAGTCTATGGATGAGTGGCTCGAAATGCCAAGGGAATTTCGACAGAGGTTTCGTCCGTATATCGAGGAAGAGTTTCGCCGTCGGCGTGAGGGTTTTTGGTTTTTTAATGGTGGTATCCCTACATATATTACGGGGCGTCACTACATGATGCTTCAGTGGACGAAGCTCGATATAGGATTTCCTTACTATCTTGCATTCCAACGGGACATTTTTTTACACATGGCTGCGTGTGAGGCCGACGCCCGTTGTATAGGCCAGCTTTACACCAAGTGCCGTCGTTCGGGATACACCAACATCTGTGCATCAGTGTTGGTAGATGAGGCCACGCAGGTCAAGGACAAACTTCTAGGTATCCAATCTAAGACGGGTAAAGACGCGCAGGAAAACATATTCATGAAGAAGGTTGTGCAGATGTTTCGGCACTACCCCTTCTTCTTTAAACCCATTCAAGATGGAACAACCAATCCGCGCATGGAGCTGGCTTTTCGCGAGCCGTCTAAGAGAATCACGAAGAACAATAAGACTTCGCAGAAGGGCGAGGCTCTTAATACGGTCATAAACTGGAAGAACACAACAAACAATGCGTATGATGGAGAAAAGCTCCACATACTGTATCTTGATGAGGCTGGGAAATGGGAAAGACCTACAGACATAAGGGACGCCTGGAGGATTCAGAGGACTTGTTTGATCGTAGGTCGAAAGATCGTGGGCAAGGCTCTGGTAGGAAGTACAGTAAACCCAATGGACAAAGGGGGAAACGAGTACAAGGATCTGTGGAGAGACTCGGACCCAAACGAAAGAAACGCAAATGGCAGGACGAGGACTGGTCTTTATAGACTCTTTATTCCAGCATATGAATCTCTTGAGGGCTTCTTTGACCCACACGGAAATCCTGTGGTGCAAGACCCTGATGCTCCTGTCGCTGGTCTTGATGGTGAGCCTATTGTTCAGGGAGCTAAGACGTATCTTAAAAACGAAAGACAAGCCCTGATTGAGGATGCGTCTGAGTTAAACGAGGTTATTAGGCAGTTCCCATTTACGACAGACGAGGCGTTTAGAGACAGTGTTGAAAGCACCCTGTTCAATATCTCTAAGATCTACGAGCAGATACAGTACAACGATGACCTTTATCCAAACCCTGTTGTTGTGGGTAATTTTGTTTGGAAGGATGGTGAGCAAGATTCAGAGGTGATATTCAAGCCTGATCCAAACGGCAGATTCCACATTGCATGGATGCCTCCTCCTGAGTTCAGGAACAAGAAAAAGTTTGACCGATCGAAAAGAGTTCCCCCCAATTCTCACATAGGAGTTGGTGGGGTTGACTCGTATGACCTTGATGCAACTGTAGACGGAAGAGGGTCAAAAGGTGCCCTGCACCTATACAATAGATTCAACATGAATCACCCCTCGAACATGTTCGTATTGGAGTATGCGTCTAGGCCACCACTAGCAAAAATCTTCTACGAAGATTGCTTGATGGCGGCTGTGTTTTACGGATACCCACTGTTAATTGAGAACAATAAGTACGGCATTGCAAGGTACTTTGAATCAAGGGGTTACGATGGCTATCTGTTGGATAGGCCGCGTCATCTTGTTGCAGCAAATACGCAGATCAAAACCAAAACAAAAGGCATCCCATCAAACTCTCAAGATGTTATTCAGTCGCATGCACATGCAATCGAAGCGTACATTCACGACCACGTTGGCATCAATCACGACAGTGGTGAATATGGTAGTATGTACCTAAACAGGACGCTTGAGGATTGGATCGGATTTAAGATCGACAATCGTACAAAGTTTGACTTGACGATTAGCTCTGGATTGTGCCTTTTGGCAGCTCAAAAAGAAAAGAAAAAGCCCAAGGCTAACTTCTCTGAGCGTAAATTCTTTAGGCGATACCGAGTAAACGGGTAATTCCTATATTTGCAATACTAAAGGAATTCCCAAATGCAAGACAATAAAGGTACCAAGAACGGGTTTCCCGATCCGCTTGCTACCCCAGATGAGAAGTCTTCAAAAGCCTACGGCATTCAATATGCCAAGGCTATTGATGCTCAGTGGGGTAGAATGACTGACGTGGGTAGCTTGGTTGGTAAGAGAAACAGAATCTTTGAGAGAAGTAGAGATTATGCTACGGGAACTCAGGACACCAACATCTACAAGCAGCTTCTCAAT